ATCATAAGTTACAATTGCAAAGTAGCTTATAAAAGTTACAATTGCAAACTAGAAAATGATTTGACTTTGCAGTTGTAATAAAATATAGACCTTTTATAAAGGTAGGTAGGGCACTATGGTCAACACAAAGATAACTATAAGACAAGCTATAGATCAAGTATCAGATAGAGAATGGACTAACCACAAGAATGGTAAGGGTTCAATTAAGAACGCACAAGTATTTGAAAAGTATTACGGACACGAAAGTTTATTAAATCATTTAGCAACGGAAGATGTAAGGAACTTTAAACATCATTGTCGGTCAACATTAGAATACAAAAACGGAACTATAAATAGAAAGTTGGCGGCACTCTCAAAACTTTGCACTTGGGCAAGAGGTGTAAAAGGTTTTAGTTTTAAGTGGGGATTACCATTAATAGAATACGAAAGAGAAAACAATCAAAGAGAGTTTGTAATTAGTAATGAACTTCAGGATAAACTCCTGAACACAGCACGATCTACTTACAGAGATGACGAAGCTGACCTTTGGCATTGTCTTATCTTAACGGGTTGCCGAGTTAGTGAACTGTTGAGCTTAACTTGGGACAACGTACGAGATGACGGATTTTTACATTTAGTTGATACAAAGACAGGGGACGACAGGTTTGTACCTATATTTAATGAAGTTAAGTCTATCTTACAACGAAGAAGAAACTTGCCTAGACCATTTCCACAAAATATAAACGCAGTTGAACACTCTTGGCGAATGGTTAGAAAGAAACTTGGTCTAGCACACGAGAAAGATTTTGTGATGCACTCGTTAAGACATACTTGTATAACTCGTTTATTAAAGAAAGGTATTGGTATCGAAGTTGTTTCAAAAATAGTTGGACATAAAGAAATACGAATGACACAAAGATATAACCACCCATCTAAAGATGATTTAAAAGATAAATTAAAAAAGATATATGACTAAAGAACTACACGATTTAGAACAGATACGAGAGGGTAATTGGATTAAACTCGGTAAAGATCGTTATGATAAAGCCGAAAAGAAAAACCAAAGTAAAGGTCGTAATAGTGTGACACCACCTTTTGTTTATGTTCAAAAACAATTATTAGTACCTTTAGCAGAACGTGTAGAAATATTTATTAAGTCACAATATAAAGTTGCGGGACGAAGACATACGGCAAGCGAACCATTAAAAGATTTAAATGACCCAAAGAAGATTGCACTTATCACATTAAAAATAATTATTGATTGTATTGCGTCACATAAAACATTAGCCCAAACAGCACTACAAATAGGAAGTATGATTGAAGTTGAACTTCAGAACTTAATATTTAAAGCTAAAGAACCTCACCTTCACACAGTCGTGTTAAGAGATTTGATTAAAAGAACAAGTAATGTCAAACATCGTAAACGAGTTTTTGCACACACCCTGAACAAGTACAAGGTTGAAGTTGATAAATGGGACATAAGAAAACAAGCATTAGTTGGACTTAAATTAGTTGACTTGTGTATTAAAAGCACAGGCTTGTGTCAGTTGAAACCCGTTAGAGAACGTAAAGATAAAACAGTTAACTATTTAGTCTTGAAGCCAGAAGTAGAACAAAAAATTAAAGATAACTCGTTTCAATGTAGTGTACTTACACCATATTACAAAGCTATGGTCATACCACCTAAACCATACACTACTCCTTTCAATGGTGGTTTTCATAACGAGTATTTAGCTAAACAGCCATTAATTAAAACCCACGATTATACTTATTTACATACGTTAGATAACGAGAAACTAAAAGATTTTTATGATGCAGTTAATCATTTACAATCTGTACCATTTAAAATTGATAAAGATATGTTTGATGTATTTAAAAATATATGGGACAATAATTTAAGGTTAGGTAAGTTTCCCGATAGAGAAAGTTTATTAGATGAAAAAGGTAAACCAAAAGGTATTTATCGTGACCCAAAAGTTGATGAGATATTAGAATTAAGAATAAAATATAAACGTGATTTAAATAGAGTATATAATGATGAGATTGCACGTTCATCAAAAGTATTAAATACACTTGTAGCAATAGACCTTGCGATAGAGTATTTAGAATTTGAAAGAATATACTTTGCCATCTTTGCTGATAAACGAGGTAGATTGTATTGTATGGGAACTACCATCACCTACCAAACGGATCAAAAGATTAAGTCGTTAATTACCTTTGCAAACTCTGAACCACTTAACGAGGTAGGAAAGTATTGGTTATATGTTCACGCTTCAAACACTTGGGGTAATGATAAAGTTTCTTATGGAGAACGATATAAATTTACAGAAGATAAATTAGACGAGTTTATTAGCTACGCTGATGCACCTTTAGACAACAAAGGTTGGAACTTCGCAGATAAACCTATGGAATTTCTTAATACCTGTATGCACCTTAAACGACTTAAAAAAGAAGGGCTGGGCTACTCCTGTAATTTACCTGTGTCTATGGACGCAACCTGTTCAGGATTGCAGGTGCTTTCTATTTTAATGAGAGACGAAAACACCGCAAGAAAAGTGAACGTCTTACCGAGTACAGAACCACAAGACATTTACTCGGCAGTTGCAGAAAAGGTAAAAGCAGAAGTTGAACTAAAAGCACAAGAGGGATCACGAGAAGCTAATCGTTGGTTGCAATTTGGTATTACAAGGAAGATTGTGAAGCGAAATATTATGACTTATGTGTACTCGTTAAAACCTTATGGTGCACGTCAACAAATTTTTGATGAATATAAAAGTATAATAGAATTTAATCCCGATAAAAAAGTTTTAGCAGATGACGGATTTAGTGATTGTCGTTGGTTAGCTAAAATTGTTTGGGATAAAATGGAACAAGAGATAGACCTTGAAGCACAATTAATGAAGTGGTTTCAAGATTGTTCAAAGTTGTTTGCACAAGCAAATATGGTAATGAAATGGACTACACCTATGGGTTTTCCTGTAGAAATGGACTACAGATATTTAATACCATTTAAAGTAAAGACAGCGATTAGTGGTTCATTAGTCTATACAACATATAGACGAGAACTAAATCGTAAAGATTCTAGGAAATATTCTTCTAGTTGTAGCCCAAACATTGTTCACAGCTTGGACGGAGCAATTTGTCAGGGAGTTGCATTGTATTGTAAAAATGCTGATAATCCTATTAATGATTTGTTAATGGTACACGATAGTTTTGCAACCAATCCTAATCGAGTTGACCAGTTACACCAGATCATTAGACAAGTCGTTATAGACCTATTTAAAACGGACTATTTAGAACGACTATACAACGACTGGAGCTCCCAGCTTCCAGAAAAGCTACGAACTCGTTTAACAAGACCACCACAACAAGGTAATTTAGACATCAACGAGATTGCGAAGTCTAAATATTTTTTTAGTTAATAGAAAGGACATAAGATGAAACTATTTGTATATGGTACATTAAAAAAAGGATATGGATTACACCACGTGTTATCTAAAAGTTTAAGGATAGGAGATTATATTACAAAACAAAAAGGTTTTAGAATGACAGGATTTTGGTATCCATTTATCTTTAGAGATAAAACTTCTAAATTTTCTATAAAAGGAGAACTTTATGATGTTGACCAAAATGATTTTAGAACAGCAAATCGTATTGAACTTGGTGCGGGATATAAATTAGAAGAAATTGACAAAGATGTTTATGGTTATGTATATCCTACAAAAGTTGATGACTTATCAATTTCTGTAATTAAAAATACGAAAGATAATTATTATGAGTGGCGATCAACGTCCGATATGCCAAAAGTATAATAATGGAATTAATTTTATTAAATGATGGATTGTATTCTCTTGTTGAAATAACAAAAGAAATGACAAAAGGAATAGAACTTTTAAGTGAAGTAGATTGCTTTGACCTTTGTGATATACTACGATTACACTTAACAATTTACTATGATTATCCGATTAACGCACACGTTATGAAAGATGGTAGTGGAGATTTGTTTGGTTGTATTTGTAGATATTAAGTCACAAGGACTACAAACTTTGGGGTTCTCTTGGAGGTAAAACACATATGATAAACGAAAAGCAAATACATACGACACCTGTTGGAGTTGCAAATTATCCTTACATTTTTAAGGCAGATACGCAATTTGAAAAAGCAGGAGTATTTTCAGTTAAATTAGTTTTAAAAGATGAAGATGCTAAACCAATTATAAAACTTTATGAGGAAACGTTGAAAGCACGTCAGCAAAAAGAAAATACTGACAAGCGATCAGCACACAACCAATACAAAGTTTTAAAGAGTGGTGGTATTGAGTTTAAATTTAAACTGAAAAACAAGGTAACAATGAGAGACGGAACTGACTTCGAGCAAAGACCGAAGATTTTAAATGCCGACAAAACTATTGCACAGGAACAACCCGTGTATAGTGGCAGTAAAATGAAGATCGCCTTTCAAGCTGTGTCTTGGCACAACAACTTACAAGGAGTTGGCGTAACTTTAAGAATGAAAGCCGTACAATTAATTGAAGTTGTTGCAGAGAAGCCAAAATCAAATGGAGAAGAAAAAACTTCTGATTATGATTATGGTTTTAGTGCAGAGAAAGTTTCCAATGTACCTAAACGGAAAAAAGAAGAACCTGTTTCGCAAGAAGCGGACTTCTAGTTATCGTAGTGGGCTTGAAGAAAACGTTATTAATAATTTAAAACAAAGGAATATTAGTTTTAAGTACGAACAACGTGTTATAGGCTACTTTAAGCCCGCCACGAAACATAAGTATACCCCTGATATAGAATTAGAGAATGGTATACTTATAGAAATAAAAGGTTTTTTTAAAAGAGAAGATAGGAAAAAACATTTATTAGTAAAAGAACAGAACCCAAAGTTAGACATAAGATTTATTTTTGGAAACTCTAAAAATAAAATTTATAAAGGTTCTAAAACAAGTTATGCAGATTGGTGTCTTAAACACGGATTTGTATTTGCTGATAAAATTATACCTAACGATTGGATAACGAGGAAGGATTATGAAAATACAAAGATCAACAGAAGAATGGAATAAAATAATAAAAGAAAAAGACGATAGAATACTTTTGTTAGAAACAAAGCTAACAAAT